ACTCGCCGGGAGTAGGCCGTGCTTGCGAGGATGCAGCCAACCATTGCGCACGAAACGCCCACAATCAGGCTGTGAAAAGGACTTTTCCGCCTCATGCCGTGCCACCTCCAATCTGCGCCGGAGCTGCCCCACCGGGCAGGGCCGGGGGCTGCAAGCTCTCGATGGGGGCGTCGGCCACGGTCCGGTCGAACCCCGGCCGGACGAACTGCCGCAGATCTGCTGTGCTCCGGCTGGAAAAAATGTCGCTCAAATCTTCCGGGGAGCCAGCCCACCGCTGTACTGCCACCGGGAGAGCCGCAAAGATTTCAGTATTGCGGCGCTTCAAATCGTCGCGGTTCAGCTTGCCATCAGCCGTAATCAGGCCACCGATGTGCATATAGTAAAGGTTTGCTTCGATTTTCCGTGCGGCCACAGCAGCGTCGTTCCAGAGGTCGTTCGCCGTTGGACGCCCAACATCCTGAATCTTGCGGATTTCCGCACACCAGTCCACAAGGAGCTGGTTCTGATAGCGGCAGACCGTCAGCGCTTTTACAAGAGCCGCCGAAACCACATCGTCCGGGATTTCTTTCAGTGCAGCGGCGTAGACTTCCGCTCGTGCTGTACGCTCATCGGTCGAGAGTTCCTTCCCGAAATACCGCTCAATGCGCAGCATTGAGCTTTTCAAACATTCAACTGTCATTTGAGCCTCCAAAAATAAAATCGTAGTCCTCGGCGGCGGACCGCTTCGGCTTCTGGTCTGCTGCTGGTTTGCGCCGCTGGTCACGCGCCTGTACATCACCAAGGGTTTTTACACCCTCGTTTTTCCAAGCCTTCAAGATTCCATTGACGTAATTCCACCTGCGAACCCCTGACAGGGCAGCTTTTTTGATTGCCAGCAGGATGAGGTCATCCGTGAATACCTGCCGCCATTGGAGCAGGGATTCTTTCGCCGCCGGAGGAAAGCTGCCGATGTTGTCCTCAAAGGACTGGATGATCTCGGCCAGTCCGGGGTCGGCAGCCAGAGAACCGCGGCTATCGTTATCTCTATCTCTTATATCTTTATCTCTTATCTCTATTCTCTTATCTCTTATATCTGTATGGACAATGTCCACAGCGTTGTCCTCGACACTGTCCGCACACTGTACCGGAATTTGTCTGCGGCGATTCTCACGCTGCATCCGCTTCTGTGCGCTATAATCAGTTTCGCTTCCAACCATCTCGGCGTGGTTTACGAGAACCAGCGTTCCGTCCTGTTCCTCGTAAATCAGACCGAGCTGTTTATATAAGCCAAGAGCAACACGGATGGTGTCCAGCGTGAAGTATTTGCAGTCACGCTGAATCTTCCCAATATCGAACGGAACGATGATATCGCCTATCTGACAGGTAAGGCGGCCATCCGTATTGATTGTTTTGAGACAGAGCATTTGATATAAGACAACATAACTGGCACCGTTTGGCTGGCTCATCAGGAAATCGACCACTTCCGAATTCATGAACGAATCCTTGAGCTTTATCCAGTAGTATCTCTTACCAGTTGCCATCAGCAGCCCCCTTAGAACGGAAGGTCGTCGCTATCGTCGATGACCGAGAAATCGTCCGGGTTGCCCTGCGAGTAGCTGGGCTGCTGCCCGCCGGGGGAACCCTGCTGCCACTGCTGCCGCTGGCTCTGGGTGGCGAAACCCATCTGCTGCGGCTGCTGGTTCTGATAAGACGGCTGCTGGTAGGACTGCTGGTAGCCCGGCGGCGGTGCCTCACCGCCATCATCCACTCGCTGCTCCGTTTTGGGGCCGCAAAAGTGAATCTTCTGGACCACAAACTCGGTGGCGGTGCGCTTCTGACCGTTCTTGTCCTCGTAGGATCGGGTCTGGCACTGGCACTCCACAAGAGCCGTGCTGCCCTTGCGGAAATACTGGCAAACGAACTCTGCCGTTTTACGCCATGCCACGAAATTCAGCCAATCGGTAGCCCGCCGGCCATCCTGACCGACATTGTCCCGGTCAACGGCCATGCGAAAGCTGGCGACTGTCAGGCCGCTCTGTGTGGTCCGCATTTCAGGATCAGCAGCGAAGCGGCCCTGAAATGTGCAATTATTCAGCATTGGGAGCCTCCTGAATTTCAGGGTGGCAAGCCGGATGAAGCAAGTCACGCATTGCGGTCACAAAGGAACCGATGTCGTAATAGGCGCAGAGGCCGACTCTGCCATAGATGATTTTCAATTCAATTTCCGCTGTCAGCAGTCGGTTGTATTCATCCAAGGGAATAGTAACTGATGCTGTTCTGCTTAAAGCTGTGTCCGCCATAACTGGCTCCTTTCTTCTCGCAGGATGCGGACCACCTTGCGGCACTGGTCCACATCGAACATTCCAATATGCGTAAATTCAATCGGGGTGCCCATCTTCTCGGACAGCCAGCGGTAGGCCTCATTCCGGCGGCCACGGTAGGGACCGTATTTCCAGAGCGGGTCAAATGCTGCATGAGCTGCCTTTTTCCAGTTGCGCAACTCCGAATTTGCCAAGCGGCCAAGGGGCTTGTCAGACCCCTTGTGTACGCCGACATAGGCACCGCAGCGAGGGCAGAGGTAAATCATGCCGAAGCTGTGGCCGTGGTAAACCACAGAACTGTCTACGAAGTCTGCGGGCGTTCCGCAGTAGTCGCAGATGACGATTCGGCCTTTCATCGTGACCATTCCTCCTTGTACCGGGCCAACTGCTCCGGGGTATCCGTCTCGATACCCAGAGCCTTGGCTTCATCAATCGCACCGTCAATCAGGTGTGAAAATTCTTTCGTGTCCATCTTGCTGGTGTCCTTGTAAACCAAGTAGCAGTTGAACCATTTTCCGTCCTCTTCCCGCACATCAAAGCAGCGGGTGTATTTGTAGAGGTCGTGAACATCCACGCTGACCGGAAGTTTGAAGCCCACGGTGCAGCCATCCTTATCTCTCGCAACCGTTCCGTAGGCCACAACCAGCCGCTCTTTCACAAGGTCGTCCGATTCGCCAGTTTCGGCGGCAATCTTGTTGACCAGAACATGGAAGTAGGCGTTTGCACTGTGGCTGCGCTTGTTGCGGTGCTTCTTGATTTCAATGTCCAGCAGCGGCTCCTGATTCAGCTTGTCCCACAGGTTTCGGAAATCGGAATCAACTTCCAGCGTGATGCGCTGCTTGCGGTTCAGGCTGAAACTTATATCCACGAGCCGCCCGGTCATAAGGCTTTCCAGTGCTCCTTGAACTCGGCCATCAGCCCATAGGCATCCAGCCAGTCAAAGAAATCCGAAATGATGGGGCGAATATCCGGCGTTTCGTCCCTGCGGTAGCACTCCGTCCAGACATCCATGCCATTGCTGACAAGGTAGGAAAACTGCTGTGCCTCCGGGATGAGCAGCATATAGGTGGGGTGCTGAGTGCTGGAATAGAATTTCCCGCGCTCATAGCCCTTACTGAACTTGATGTCGTAGATGGTGCCAGCCTTGAGGGCATCGAGGCGGCCATACAGGACCACATCCATACCGCGCACCCGAATGGTTTTGCGGGACTTAAACTGCAACTGCCCGCCTTTGATGATGGCGGCAATCTGCCCGGCGGCCCAGTTCCACGGATTATTGGGGTCGTCGCGGCCGTTGACAATGGAGGTCACAAGGTTCTCAAAGTCAATTCCGTTCTGCATAGCCTCCGTCCGGGGCGTAGGCTCCCGGCGCAGGACCAGCATAAACTCTGCCAGCGGGTCGCCCTCGGTGGTCAAATCCTCGTAGGGATTCTCCCGGATGAGGTGCAGCCACGAGGACAGCAGCGAATGAGTAACAAGGTATGCAGCCATTACTGTGCCTCCTCTGCGGGCTTGTACTGGGCAGCGGCCGTATCAAAAGTCAGGCCGAGAGCGGCAATCTTAGCTTTCCACTGGGCATTCAGTTCCTGACGGGAAGTCAAGTGGTGCTGCAGAGCCTTGAACGGCGGCATGGCAGCGTTGGCGGTGTCGGCATCCTTGATGCCAGCAATAATCTTGCTGCCCTCTTGCATGACCTGCTCGTAGGCTTCGTTCTCCTTGGCATTTGCAGCCACTTCCTCGGCGGCCTTGCTGTTGTACTCCTCAAACAGTTTGGTCAGGAAGTCGTTCGGGCTGCCGGGGCCGAGGGCGGGAATCTTATAGACACCGTGGATGCCGCGGGTGCCCTTGGCAAAATACTTCTCACAGTTGGAGAAACCAATGGTGCGGTCGTTGCCGTACATTTCCACGAAGCCGCCCAGATCCATAGGCTCCCACACATTGTTCTTGGTCTGGCCCTCAACCTTGATGCGGAGACGGGTGTTATCGCCGTCCTTTTCCTCGGTGGCGTGGAAGACCACCACGATGTTCTTCTTCAGCTCGTAGAAGCAGTAGTCCATCAGCCGGACGAACTCGCGGCCAACAAAGCCATAGCCCTTGAGGGACAGACTGCCGTCCCGCTGACCATACTTGGGGTTCTGCTTGATGGCCCACAGGCCCATCAGGGTGATAAGCTTGCCGGCGGTATCGAACACCAGCGTCTCGAAGTCCTTGAGGTTCTCCGGCTTCAGGTCATTCAGAATTTCGTCATAGCTGCGGGGCTGGATGTACGGCATACGGTAGCGAGGCTCGATACGGTCAATGCCGAAGTCGCAGTCGATGTGCAGCGGGCGGGGTGCGGACAGGGCCAGCGTAGACTTGCCGATGCCGGGATAGCCAGCAATAAGCATCCGAATCTTCTTTGCGCCGTCCTGAATGTCGTTGGGATTGCGAATCATAATGTTTACTCCTTTTCAGCTGATAGGTTTACTTGCGAAACATGACGTACTTGCCGGTGGTGCGGTTGACCAACTCCATGAAGTCCGGGCCATCCCGGACACAGAGGTACAGGCGGAAGTCCCAGCCCTGTGCGGAAAGGGCTTCTTTCTGCTTGCGGGTCAGCTTTTTACCTCTCACTTTCAAAAAATCACCCCCTCCTCGGCCTTATTGACAGCGATGTTCAGCGTGATGGTCTCCCGGCAGCGGAGGCCGAAGTTGCCGCCCGGGCCGAACATCTTGGTTTTCTCGAACTCCCTTGCGCTGTACACGCTGGAGCAGTTCAGGATATTGGGAATGCGGTCGGGATGCACTGCCCGGAATGCCTGACACGCCATCTGGTAGTTGGGTGCCCAAACCTCCGTCCACCCACCGCAGTACGGCTGGACATCATCGGAACCGTAGGTGAAGTAGAATTTTTCCAGATCCATCATTCGGCCTCGCTTTCGTCCTTGATGCTGATGCCGAGCGCGAAAAGCAAGAGAATCAGGTTGGTTTTATCATCCTCGGTCAGGCTCACAAAATCACGCTCGCCGTCCACAAAGCCCTCGCCGAGAATCACGGCGTTGCCAGCAATGGGCTGACCGTGTTCCGGCGTGCCATAGAGGATGCTGGCAATGTTATTGACGGGGGAGCCTTTCAGCAATCCCTCATCATCTACCACCATGCAGAGGCCTTCCGGCAGATACTTGGGATGAACCACCTCGATGTAGCCGCCGACCTCTTTCTGGAGGTTATCCAGCAGCGGTTCGCCGAAGTCCTTGAGCTGAATCCGATTCTCAGTGTCAAATACCAATCCTTTCATAAAAATCACTCCTTTTTCGGGAAGCACTCGTTGACTTCCCATGCATCTGCGGCCTCTAAGCAGCGGTCGCAGCCAACGATTGTGCCATCATCGGTGCGGTAGATGGTATCGCACCTCTGGTGGCAGAGGGGGCACACAGGAGGCTCAGGGTAGCCAGCTTCTTCGTCAGTCGGATACAGCATCCAGCACCTCCCGGAGCTTGCGCCCCATCCAGCGGCCTACATCATCGAACATCCCCATGCTGTCCAGCCAGACAAACAGGGCTGCGATAACAGAGGTCACAGCAAACTGCGCCGCCGGGGCGCGAGCTGCTGCCTGTTCGGCGGTGATGCCGTACACGATCATCAGAATCCGGGTCATTCCTTACACTCCCTTTCTTTGCGAGCCTTGCGGGCAGCCGTTTGGGCTTCCAGCTTCTCGCGGTTCCCGGGCTGGGCGATGAATTTTTTGAATCCTGCCAGCGTCACGCGGCCAAAGCTCTCACCGACTTCCGGGGGAATATCGGCCACGTTGATGTGAATTGTGGTGTCCATGTGGTCCTCCATGTGTTGTCTGTAGATGCTTAATCTACATCAGCCGCAAAAAAATATGCTCTCCTTCTCATTGACATCAATGTCCAGGAGAACGCAGAGACCCTTGATCTCGGATGCGGTAAACTCAGACTTATTGCGGAGTTTGTTCAAAAAGCCCTGATAAGTCAGGCCGATTCGGGTTGCAACATACTTCATCTTATAGCCGGACTGGTCAATTTTGATTCGGAGCAGATTTGTGTTGGTCACGGTGGTATCACCTCGCTTTCTCTTCGGCTGTAGATGTTTCATCTACTGGGCGTATATTACCACATCGTTGATGTATTGTCAACAAGTTTTTTTGAAAAAGCAAAAATATGTTGACGATACAGGTACGCGTGTACTATAATAGCATCAGAAGATTTTGGGAGGATTATGATATGACTATTGGACAGAGAATCAAGGTTCGGAGAGAAGAACTCAATATGTCCCAAGAGGAACTGGCTAAGCGTATCGGTTACAAATCGCGTTCCTCCATCAACAAAATAGAGCTTGACCTTTATTCGTTGCAGCAGTCCAAAATCAAGGCTATTGCTGATGCACTTGATACGACCCCGTCTTACATCATGGGGTGGGATGAAGAAGCCAGCCGGAATGAGTGGGCTTCTAAATTCCGTGACAGCGTGATGCAGATTTTGAATAATGCGGATCCGGCCGACTTAGAGGCTGCTGGCATCAGCGTTCAGGAAATCGAGGAAGAACTGAGCGGCAGCGACTCTATTTCGTTGGTGACAGCTTGCGCTATTGCGGACGAGCTGGGCGAATCGCTGGACTCTCTGCTGGGTCATACCCCCAAAGAAATGATAAAGGCCGCCCTCCAGCAGGAGGACGGCCAAACGGCTGAAATTATTGAGCTGCTTCTTGATTTACCGGCAGATCGGCAGCAGGAGGCGCTGAATTATCTCCGTTACCTTTCAGAGCGTGCAGAAAAATAAGTAAACGCTCCTTATCAGCATCCGACAGTTTTTTGACTTTGGCAAAGATGTCCGACCATTCGCTCGTAGTCATACGGCATGGCTCCTTTCTCAAATTTACTGTCGGCAGCAACTGAATTATATCAAATACGCACCCGCTTTTCATGGAATCGTGGAATTATACCGAAAATCGGAAAAATTTGTGTGTTTCCGGCATAATATTATGAAATTTGCGTTGCAGAGGTCATTTTATGGACTTGAAAGAAATTGCATTGCGGTTGCAGGAGTTCAGGAGCGTTTGTGTGACTGGAAGCCCTGCTATGCTGAGAAGCCGAATGGATTTTCTCGATATTTTATCAGCATATAGTTTGGCCGCGAGTGTAAGCGTATCAAAAAAGACAGGGCTTTTGATTGTATGCAGTGACCCAAGGCAAACGAAAATCGAAAAGGCAAATGCTCTGAATATTCCAGTTATTTCGGAGCAGCAATGGTTTGAACTTGTACCCGAACTTGAGGCCATTGGAATGTGGAATGGAAAGTCAATTTCGTATTCTCACACTTTGGAAGACAATACCCCCATCTACAAAGATCCTGAATCTAAAGTGGAGATACCGAACATAAAAGTTGTGTCCGTGGTGGATGAAATCCGTGGTTTGAAGCAGCTGCTGGATGAGGGAATCCTGACAGAAGAAGAATTTGCTGCCAAGAAAAAGCAGCTTTTGGAAATTTGAAATGGGTGGTGATGGTCGATGGCCCGAAAAAAGAATATCGCTGCGGGTCAGGATGCCGTCATCTATGCCCGCTACTCCTCCCACAACCAGCGAGAGGTCAGTATTGAGCAGCAGGTCAGCGAGTGTATGAAGCACGCTGCCGAGCTGGGGCTGCACGTCGTTGGAACCTATGAGGACAGGGCCATCAGCGGCAAGACTGATAAACGCCCCAACTTCCAACGGATGATGCGCGATGCCGAGAGAGGCCGATTTCAGGCGGTCGTGTCGTGGAAGTCTAACCGCATTGGCCGCAATATGCTTCAGGCAATGGTCAACGAGGCCAAACTGGAAGACTGCGGCGTGAAGGTGTTCTACGCCGAGGAAGATTTTGACGATTCAGCCGCTGGGCGGTTTGCCCTGCGCAGCATGATGAATGTCAATCAGTTCTATTCGGACAA